GAGAAGCTCCACTTACATCAAGAGCACCATTTAAATCTAATGTTGTTGTAGCAATTTCTAATTCTGTATCAGCGTCAATATCTAATTGTCCATCGGCACTTGAATGAATTTTTAATGCACTATCTCTAAATGTTAAATAATTATCTGAATTTAATAAAAGTCCCGCGTCTGCAACATGGGTAAGTGTTACTTCTTGATCATCACCAAAATTAATAACTGCTTCATCTGCTAAAAATAAATCTGAAAATTCTAATGCTGATGTTCCTAACGCTGCTCCATCAGAAGCATCAGGTACGAAAGCTGTTGTTGCTGTAATTGTTGTTCCTTGAACGGTACCTGAAGAAGTAATATTTCCTGATGCAACTGTACCTAATCCTGTAACATTACCACTTGTATCAAAAGTGTAGTTACCATCTGAAAACGTACCATCAATCGTTAAATTTCTTATTGTTCCTATATCTTTACTAGAATCTAAAACTAAAGCTTTACTAGCCGCCGCTGTACCTGCAGTGATTCCATCTAAAAATTCTAATTCTGCTTCTGTAAGTTCTGCATTAGATCCAAGAGTTAAAGTTCCTGTGACTGTAAGATTATCCGCAATCGTTACTTCTGAAGTGCTATGTCCAATAGTGACCGCTATGCCTGAAGTCTCTGTTGCAATTTTTAAAGCCCCTACTGCATTTGTGATATAAGAATTAGAGCCATCATGATAAAGAGTTAAGTCTTGAGCATCTCCAATTTGTATTGGAGTGGAATCAGTTAATAATAACGCATCAGCTGATTGATCCCATAATAAGAAACTTCCAGCAGTATCACCAAAGAATTTTACATCTAATCCTGTGCCATCAACACCAACAGTTATTGCACCACTAAATTGTGAGGCCCCAGATACATCAAGAGCACCATTGAGATCAAGAGTTGTTGTAGCAATCTCTACTTCTGTATCAGCATCAATATCTAATTGACCATCGGCACTTGAATGAATTTTTAATGCACTATCTCTAAATGTTAAGTAATTATCTGAATTTAATAAAAGCCCCGCGTCTGCAACGTGAGTAAGTGTTACTTCTTGATCATCACCAAAATTAATAACTGCTTCATCTGCTAAAAATAAATCTGAAAATTCTAAAGCTGACGTTCCTAAAGCTGCTCCATCAGAAGCATCAGGTACGAAAGCGGTTGTTGCTGTTATCGTTGTACCTTGAGCGTCTCCTGTTACTGTCAGATTGTCAGCTACTGTTGTTTCTGATGTAGTATGACCAATTGTAACTGCTATTCCAGATGTTTCTGTTGCAACTTTTAAAGCGCCTACTGCATTTGTAATATATGAATTCGATCCATCGTGATAAAGAGTTAAATCTGTACCAGCACCTAATTTTAAAATATCGCTATCACCTAGAGCAACGTGAGTTGCAAAAGTTGCTACGCCTGTTACACCTAAAGTTCCACCAACGGATGTGTCTCCAGTTGTTGTAAGATTGTCAGCGATTGTTGTTTCTGAAGTTGTGTGACCAATTGTTAGTGCAATTCCTGAAGTTTCAGTTGCTAATTTTAAAGCTCCAGTAGCATTGGTAATATAAGAATTTGATCCATCATGATAAACCAACATGTCATTGCCAGTACCAAATTTAGCATTGGCACTATCAGCAAACGTTACATGAGAACCTGTTAATACATTGAAAGCATTCGCTGTCATTGTAAAATCATCAGCGCCTGATATTTCGAAATCTATCTGGTCATCCGTACTTGCTGTAATGCTTGTATCTGAATCAGCGTCAAGAGTTAACTCACCGCCATCTAAATCGTATGTAGCAACAGATCCAATACCCGTATCAACGATATTAGTTCCATCAGCAAATAAAATTTGTGTACCTTTATTGGTTGCAGCAAAAGTAAATCCGGATGCTGAAGCCGCTTTAAATAAAACAGTATAAGCTCCCGATGTTGCATTTGAAACAATGTATGATTTTACTACGTCAGCGGGAACAGTTACTGTTTGATTTCCTGTAATGGTTCCTGTTAATTTAATAACATGATGACGAGCTTCAGAAGTTGATGCTGTCGAATCTCCATCAGTAATAGCTAGTGTAGTTGTTTGTACTCCACCCGCTATAGATTTTGAAAGATAGCCACCAAAAGCTTGTTCTAGAATTTCTAAATTCGTATTAGTTGTTGTTCCCCATGTACCGGCATTCTCGCCGGTTGTCATCTTTTCTGTACCAAGTACCGTATATGACGATGCCATTAAGCGCTCCCTACAAATATTTCAACATCACAAGATGCTGTATCTGTATCTACTGTAATATCTACTAAGTCAGAAAGGCCTGAAGCCAAAGCTGATCCTGCCGCTTTCATTGTATCTACAACGCCACCGCTATTATCACCTGGATAAATAAATGAGTGACCTGCATCTACTTTCATTCTAAATTCTGTGTTATCTTCATCTCTAAAAGTTAACATAATATGATTTGATGAATCTAAATTTGTAATTCTAATATATCTAACATCTCCATCATCAAACATTCCTGCAACATAACCAACTTTATTAGCTGTTACACCTACTCCACTAATAGCTGATATAAATCCTATCAAGCCACATTCTGTTGTACTTGCAGTTACAACTCTCTTTACAACTTCATTAACACTGGAAATATCTAAAGCTCTTTCCGATCCATAATCGATGTTATTGAGTGTAATTGCTTCTTTGACTGTTACTGTTAGTGTTGCCATATTCTATCCTTACGGTGTCTGAACCGGAACGGGTATACGAGGTTCTCCATCCGTATAATCGTCTCGTCTTCTTCTACCTAATTGTTCTGCACCAAACTTCTGTACTTCGGTTTGATACTTTTGTTCGTATAGTTGTAGCATATCTTGCGGACCTTTCAAATAACTAAAGGCCTCTACGAGACATGCATATAGTAATCCATTACCAAAGTTAAGACTTAAATAAGTTGTCGTATTTGCTGAACTCAATCCTACCGGTCTAGCATTGTAATGAATTTTGTACATAAAAGCCGAGCTTGGTGTTGGCACAATGGTAATTCGTCCTGAAGATGTTGCTCCAGTTCCTTCTGCTCCACCTGACATCGCGTAATATTTAGGTGTGCCAGTCGTTGTTTCCTCCGCATCATATTCCCTAAGATAGCTAATATCTTTCTTGATTAAAAAGCTGTTGGCTCCTGTCGTAACTGATGTTGAAGTATAAACTTGAAGATCTCTAACAAATAAAGTTCCTGCTGGAGCATAAACATTATCTTTCGAAGCTGTTAAATTGCCAATCATTTCTTTTCTATCTGCATCAATAGGAATCTCTCTCTGTATTCTAAGTTCAGAATTATCAATAAATTGATCGGTAATTGTACTTGAAAGTACTGAAGTTCCTACTTCTGTGTAATTTTGAATTGCTGTTGTGAGTGTTGAGTATGTAAATCCTGCCATATTAAGCCTCTAAAGTTGCCGGACCAGCCGAACAATTGTTGCCTCCTCCCGCGATTCCTCCAGCTGTAGCAGTATTCGTATCTACAGTAAAGTGGTAGTAGTCATCAGTATTCGTAATCGTGCCACTAGAATCTCGCGTGCCAACGGTAATCGAGTAGCCAGCGGCTTTTGCTACATTAGATCCACTAATACCATCAAAGTCTGTTGGATCTTGGTAAGCATCTGAATCTGAACTTGTCCATACTGGACCTCTAAATCTAACAGTATCGTCCGTAGATCGTCCATGACTTTTTTCAAAAACATTTATAATACCGGATCCTGCTGAAATAGTTTCAAAAGGATTAGGTCCTAATATTCCAACAACTGTTTTTTCAGTTCTTCCCGGTCTTGCATTCCTTAAACCATGTCCTTCTGTACCGTAAGCTCTTGGCTGATCTTGAGGATGTCTTGCTTCGTATTCAGATTTATGAACAAAAGAACCGTTCCATTCCCTAACCATTTCATTATAGGGAAATTCCATTCCACTTCTATCTGAGATCGCTTTAGCGTATTTTCCTCTTGCAAATGCCATAATTATCCACTCGGGTAATAAGACTCCGGAGTTATATAAGTGCTTGTAGAAGATCCATCTTCTGCCAAGGCTCTTTTTAATTCGTCTTCATATAATAATTTTAATTCTTGCACTCGTTGTGGTGCGTATTTTTGTGCTAGATAAAAAGACAGTCCTGATGCCATACAAGGCACAAAACGATAAGGTATATCCGTTGCATCCGTATACGTTGCATCAGCATCTTGAATTCTTTTGACAAAGAAAATGTGTACATCTTTTGATGCATTAGATGAATCGGGTGTTGGATAAAAATTGATTGTTGTTTTATCAACAAGTCTTTGAACAAAATACCTTGTAGGAGTTCCTTTTGATAATTTATTAGCTAGTCCAGAATAGGTTGATCGATCTGTTTTTGTAAGCGCAGAATCCGCTTGATCCGTGTCTCCTTTATCAGATCTAAGTGTAGCTTCTAAAACATCAGCTAAACCATAAGTAGATGTTCCTGTTGTTCCTCCAGCTGTTGTTGCAGAAGTACCGTCGCCCGTAGCTCTATAGAAAATATATTCAGCTTGACCTTCAACTAGATCAATATTGGTATCGCCTACTTCCCAGTAGTGCAAACCTCTATTGCCCCATTCTTGAAACATTACATTTAAAGAACGTCTTGCTGTTTTTAATTGATATCCCGAAACAGATTGTAAGCCAATTCGCTCGTAGGCTTCTTCAATAATTTCATCAACAGCAAATGTCTTATCAAAAGTGACTGTTCCAGAAGTAGTATTAGCCATATGCTACCTCCTAATATAGCTTCTTAAATTCTGCTACAACCGTATACATGTTTCCAGAATCTGCTGCACCTGGAACCACGAAGTTTACATCACTTTGGTTAGTGTTAGAA